TGTCCTGTAGCTAAAAATGCACTGGCAATGGCTAACGGATCAACTTCTTGTGATGTGTATAGGGCGTGTAAAGCTTTAAATTCCTTAGTTAAAGATCCGACTAAGTCGTGATCAATTTTTTCCCAAGAATTAACCTTTTTTTGTTTTCCTTTTTTTGCCATCTTTTTTACCTGCCTTATCTAAAGCAATAGCAATTGCTTGTTTTTGAGGACGTCCTTCTTTCCTCATCTTAGATATATTAGCACTTATTGTACGATTACTACTACCTTTTTTTAGAGGCATTTATTCTTTCTCTTTGTACGGCAGTTCTTTGATTTTGAATATTTTGTTGTTGTGCTAATTTTGCAGAGTCAATATTTTTTTTATAACTTAATTTTTCTTCTTCTAAGTTATGTCTTGCTAAGTCGTCGGCTGCATCTACATTAATCTTTTGTTGTTCTAATTGTAGTTCTTGCATCTTAATATCAACTAAAGGATCTTGTGTTTGACCAAACGGAATAGCCTGTTGTTCCTCTGCTACCATGTCATCTGTCATCGCAGCTATCTTGATAGCTACCTGTCTTTCAATTTCAGATTGGAACTGAGCTTGTAGTTCTGGAGGAATCTGACCACCGAACTTAGCATTTTGTTCTTGTATTTCTGCTTGGTTTTTCATCATCACTTCGTTTCTTGCAATAGCAGAAGTATGTTCTACGACATGTGCTTGAAGTATGGTTGCCACCTGAGGATTGTTTCTGACTAAATAAGAACTCATGAAAGCTCTGTGTGCTTCTATGTGAGCAAGGTGGTCTTGATCAGGAAATACTGTCAGTTGCCCCATCATCAATGCTTGTGAATTTTCTACACCGGGATCTATTGGCATAGGTTGTGGTGGGGGAGGTAAAATATTTTCTACGTTTTGCACCCCTAGGGCCATATACATTCTTCTGTATGCTTCATACAAATTATGAAGTTCAGGATTAGACTGTGCTAGTTGTAATTGTGTTTGTGCCAACATAATTCTCTGAGACATAGAGAAAATGTTTGGATCAGAAACGGGAATGACATCTACTCTTTCATCAAAATCTGTAGCTTTAATTCCTCTGTCTCCACCTTGAACGTCATAAGGATATTCAGAAGGAAGTGTTGTTGCAAATAATCTTGCTAGTAAATCAAATTCTTCTTTTTGTGCGTTGTGACATCTTTTGTGAATACCACTCATCACTTTGGAACCTTGTTCTAATAAAGCCATAGTGGTTCCTACAGGGTTGGCTTGCGATCCGTCTCCGACTTTCATATCTGCAATAGCAGCGAATCTTCTTCCTGCATCTACCACATAACCTAATAATTGAAATAAAGTTCCATCAGGTCCTTTGTAAGGGAGAGGCATTAATGCATTTCTTAAATCTCCACCCGGTGCGTCCACATCTCGGAACTCTCCCGGCATAAGAGGTTCTTCATCATCTCTGACTCTCAGTCCTCTTGATTTAAATCCAGCAGGTAAGTTGGATAATGTACCTGCATCTAACAATGCTCGCAGTGCAGCTGTTGCAGTTCTTGTTAAACCGCCGAGCATGTGTACTAAACCAAAACCATAAAATCCGAGACCAGGTAAAAACTTATAATGGACAAAATATTTTTGTCTCATAAACATAGGGTCATTTGGTAGATAGTTTCGATAGATAGATAAAATTTTTCCGTTGCCTTGTTCCAGTGTTACAACGTAAGGTAATTTTAGCCCTGTGGGTTCTCCATCTTGACCGACGTCTTCGTAGCCTTCTAGATTCAAATCAACATGCATTTCTAATAATTCATATTGACCTGCGTAACCAGATTTTTTGACACCTTCTAATTCGTCGTACTTTTCTTGAATGTCTGAATAAGAAGAATACAACTCGTCATTATCTTCCATATCAATGTCTCTGTAGAAACCAGATAGCATTTGTCTCTTCAAATCATTCGGAGAAATTTTTATGACGTGAGTAATTCTTTCTGCATCGTCTAATTCTGATGCGCCGTAGTTGACAACTAAATCTTCACTGGGAATGAATTTTGCACAAGGTCTTCCCATGTTGCTGTCGTAATAAACTTTTTTAAATGCACTTCCTGCTAGAGGCAGGTGAAATAAAAGTTGATCCATTTCAGGGTCATACTCTTTCATCTTGTAAGTGATTTGATAGTTCATAAACTCCTTCACTCGCTCGGCTTGTTGTTCCACCTCAGGAGTAGATAATCCTAGAATAGAAGTTTTAACGGGACCGCCCGCAGGTAGAAGTTCTTTATAAGCTCCTGCTTGAAACTGCGTGACGGCCTCGGCGAGTAGTGGATGAGAAACTGATGCAGCGCCCCTGAAAGGTTCACTGACTTCTGTATATTTGAAACCTAATAAATCTAATCCTTTGATGTAGGATTGTTCCCAATCTTTTCTTGATGTTTGATCGACCGAGAATTGTGATCTCAGTTCGTTTGAAATTTGTGCTAGTGTTTCTTCTGCAATGCTTTCTGCTAAGTTGTTGGCGAATCCGTCCCCGGTATCCGCGGGCACCGGCCCAAGGCTAACGGGCTCATCGCCCTCGACCTCTACTTCCATAGGAGTATCTTCGGTTACTGCCTCTTCTACAATTTCTTCTTCGACACCTTGAGGTGCTTCGTTTAAAGTTTTATCTATTTCCGCCATTTAATCTTTATACCTTATGATCCATAAAAAGCAATCTTACGCTTCGGTCTCCAATCCTCTACAGGTTCATCATCTTCGTGATGTAATGCACCAAATTGTCGATAACGCATCAATGCTTGTGTCATGCTATCAACGTAGTCATCGTTTCTACCATAAGGGAAAGCTGCGCATTCTTCAATCAATTCTTCTGCCCATTTATACGGAGGATACCAAATCATTCCACTTTCAAAAAGAGGAGATACCGAGTTGACTCTCACCATTTTGTCATTTCCCCTACTTGGTGTGAAGTTAATCACTGGAATTCCCATAGCTTGAAGCTCGTGAGTGAGAGGAAGACCACTTGCTTTTGCCTCAATGATGATTTGTTCGGGTTTCCAGTATTCGTTTTTCTCTAATGCAATTCTTTTTAACTCTGGAAAGTCCCATCTTCCTCGATCTGCTTCCATTAAGAGAATATTTTGCTTACCTGTCACCTCATTATAGAAAATTCCCCACGTTGTAATCGCTGAATAGTCCGATGTTGTCTTGGAAGAGAAGGCTGTATCGTAACTTTGAATGATATATTGCAAAGGTGGCTGATCTTTCTTCCATTCTTGCCACCATTCTCGCTTAATTATAGAAGTTTCTTCAGAAGTAGGCTCTTGTTGCCACTGTGCGTTCCATTTGGCTATGGGCAGGGAGGCGCGGACAGCTTCTAATTGGTCTTTTTTCCAATATTCTGGCCATTGTGGTTGTCCGTTGTCCATGATCGCTGGAAAATCTACTATTTCCCACTTATCTGCCATCGGATCTTTCGCTTGAGCCTCCATTAATCTCTCTGTTAAGTCATCTTCTGACCATCTGGTCATGACTACAACGATACTTCCCCCCGGTTGAAGACGCTGACGAGGTCCTGAAGTGTACCATTCCCATGCATTCTCCATAGAAGTCTTCGAAAGTGCGTCTTGCTCGGAGTGTGGGTCGTCGATAATGAGTAAATCTGCACCACGCCCGGTTATCGAACCACCGACACCTGCTGCGAAGTATTCGCCCCCATGATTTGTTTCCCATCTTCCTGCTGCTTGGGAATCTGCTCGTAGCTCGGTGCCCGGGAACACGGATTTATAATCTGTTTCATTCATCAAGTTTCTGACTTTACGGCCAAAACGATATGCTAGCTCGGCTGTATGGGTGGTTTGGATAATTTTCAATTTAGGGTTGTGCCCCATCATCCAAGCGGGGAACAGATAACTGGCAAATTCAGACTTAGTGTGTCTAGGGGGCATATTCACTATCAATCTAGAAATTTTTTTACTCTTGATGGCTTCTAATTTCTTTGCAATGATTTTATGGTGCCTCCCCTCTACGAAGTCGGGCCATATGGTTTTTACAAAATTGGTAAAGGAGTCCCTAGAACTTCTTGCTGATTCTAATTGAACTTTCTTAAGCTCTAACTTCTTCAAGAATAGCAAACGCTCTTCCTGAGACATCTGGCTCAGATCTGATTGAAAATCGCTCATCTTTTGTGTGTATATTTATATACTAGCATACGTACTATGTACTACTGAATTTAGGGTGTACCCCCTTCATTGTCAATTAGATAGTATTACTTCGTAATTCCTTAGTATCTCTTTAACCAAAAAAAATTTCATTCTTCAATTTTTTTTGGTTAGGTGGCGCAGCTGAAATTCGCATGCACAAGGGTTTTTATTTGGGAGTGAGGCGCTCCTGCACCAAAAGCGCAGGAGCAGGAGCAGGAGTTAAGCTTTCAAATATTTTTTATAATCTGAAATAATATCGACTAATGGATATGTACAATCACTTTCAATGCACTGATCTATAAAATTCTCAATATCTGACTCCGACCAATTTGATAATTCTTCATTGGTAGGAATAAAATTGTAATCGTATTCACGATTGTAATTATTCCATTCTTCAAGATCATAATTATAATTAAAATCATAACTAATTTTTGGAGAAGATATTTTTTGTATATTCCAATAATCATTTGAAAACCAATTCGCTCCCCTATAATTTCCTTCATTCTCATTAATGATAATAAACTTTTTTGTCTTACTATCTAAAAATAAAAACTTGTCTTGATTAATATGTTGTTCTAATTCTTTTTGATAATCTTGATTTAGAATTACATTTGGGTTTTGTTTTAATATTGGTTTCAAATAGTGTTCGTTATAATGCCAAGTATCAGAACAGTTTTTATGAATTAATGGAATTGGTAATCTTGCTCCATTGTGCATTAATCCTATTGTTCTTTTATCATCTTGATAACTAATGAAAGGATGACAATTTTTTTTATTTGTCTTTCCTTCAGTAGTAAATCGAAAATGAATTGCCATTCTATCAGTTTCATTTTTATGTAGATTAAAAAAGTTTTTTACTTCTGTGAAATTGTTAGGCACAAATTTCTCAGAAATAAATTGATCTTTTTTATTTATATACATTACTCCAAATCCGTTTTGGTTTCTGTTATATGCAATCTCTAAATCTTTATAATTTATAGATTGGATGTCGTTCGCTAATATTATTAAACACATTTTTATTCTTCGCTTTCTTGTTGTATTAGTTCTTGGTTGTTGTTTCTGAAATCATGAATAACAGTTTTAAAATCTGTATAAACTGTTTCCCATTCTTGAATATTTTCTAAATGATCAAAATGTTTTTTGTCATCTAAAAATAAAAATAGATTAGAAAATTTCTTATCTATGTTTTTTAATAACCAATCAAAATAATATTCCCAAGTAATATTTCCTGCATCATTTTGATCTGTTGATCTAATCCATTGATTAACAGTGTGAACAAATTCTAAATATCTGAAGAAAGAAATTTGTTTTAGATTTGATCTAAAAATTCTAACTTCAACAGTGTTAATATTATTAAAGTTAATAACACGATATTTATAAGCATCTCCGTCTGTCTTTATTGGACAATCAAAAGTTATTGAAGGTACAAATCTACAATAATTATTTTCATTCCTCCCTGCAACATCAACAATAAGATTTTTATTTTTAGGATGATTATAAAAACAATTTAATCTTTTCAATTGATTTTCAGTAAATGCGTTTCTATTAAAATGCCAGTGAATACCACATTGATGACCTTCGTATGCTTTACAGTATTGAGCAGGCTTTAATTCAAAGAAAGCATTCCAAAATATCTCTTTGTGATAATCAAAAGAACAAGGTGTGGTAGACATCTCAAAACCTTTCTCTGAGTCTAGTGAACCATCTCTTTTACAAATGACATTTTCTACTTCTAGATTGAAACAATCTCTAAAATTAGAAACAACATCATTTCTATTTTGATCTCTATATACTTGGAGTTCACATTCCCCACCATAAAAAAGAATTGAATTTTCTTTTCCGTGAAAATGTTTTTCATTTCTTGTGTTCCATTCGTCTAGATTACTTTCTTCACTTTCTCTTTCTTCATCACAATCACAAAAATCTTCACAATGATAATCTGTGTCACATACGTCGCAATACCTAGTATTCGCTTCATAACATGCCTCACAATAAACTAAAGACCTGCCGTCAACAGTTCGTACATCATCATTTTGAAATACTTCTTCGCAATCATCACAAGTGAAATAACTTTCTGTATATGAAGAAACACAAATTAAGTCATCGCAATTTGTTCGAATTATATTTGATCTTTCTTCACATTCTACTTGTTCGTGATACTCACAATAGAAAACCTGCCAATCTAATCTATTTAATGCAGGATTAATAATTCTAAATAATCTTTTTCTATAAGTAGAATTATTTCTTCTTTCTAATCTTTGATTGATATAATCAACCACTTCACTAGATGACCATTGTTGATTTTCAATGATCGCTTTCTTTATTTCTCTAATATTCATAATTGTTTTTTCCTTTCTGAATATTCTTACTTGATTATATATAAAAAATCCTGTAATTATATAGTTAATTTAAAAAAATATTCGGAGTAAAAAATGATTAATAAATCAATGACTGTTAAAGAAATTGAAAAAAAAGAAATTGAAATGACAATTCGATATTGGGAGGGAAAAATGAAATATGCTAAAATGCGAATTGAAGAGAATAAAAAAAAAATTGAAGCCAATAAAAAAAAATTATGAGATCCATTTGGTAATAAAATATGACCAATCACACGCCTGACACAGCTTTTACTAGTAATAAATTATTACTGTCTTCAGGGCATACGCCAGGGACTCCTGAAAATTTTTTTTATTTTTTAAACACAATCTCAGGCGCAAGCACACAGTTGCAAGCACAAGCAAAAATTCAGTCGCAAGCACAAGCAGAGGCTCAGGCACAGCTGGCCCCGGTCTGGGTGATGGAAGCTCAAATAGTAATAATTTATGACGGATCAGAGCTGATCTGGCAGCTTACCTGGTAATAATTTATGACCATTTAGTTCTTGCCGGGTGCAGCTGTTTATGCTATATAATATCCTATAAAGGGTTGAAGGAATTCACGTCCTTGTCTTAAATGTGGAATGTTAAAACTCACAGCCCTTTATAATGGTTAATGCAGGCGTTATATCCTAGTTAAAGCTTGCGTTAGTCAGCCCCTGAAAGATTACTAGAGGCATCGAGTTGGGGCA